GAAGGTCTGTTCAAGATACATACTAATCCAATACCTGGTATGGATTTTTTAAAAAAAGACTATAGAGATGTGTTGAACAAATCTATAGAAAAGTCTAAACAAAAACGAGGTATGTAATGGGTTTGAGAGCAGACTTAGAAAAAGTTTTTACAGACAATATGTCTGATGCTGATGGTGAAGAAATTGAATTAACACCATTTCAAAAAAAGAAACTTAAACAATTAGCTAATGGTTTAGCCGATACTTTTATAGACTTTCTTCAGAAACAAGAATTTCAAATAACTGAAATGGAGGCAACGGTTGACATAGAGGAAATAAAAAGTGTAGCTCCATTGACTGGTGTACCAAATGGTGGAGGACCAATTGTAATAGGTGGTTCACCATCTAGTCCAACTCCATTTGCACTTAGTTCGCGAGGTGGAAATGGTTGGCCAATAATACCAAAAGCAAAAGCTTATATAGGTCCTAAATCTACAAATAATGTTTATGGAAGACCAAATGTTGATAAAACAAAAGTTAAATTATTAAATGTAAAGAATAGATAAAATGGCGATACGAGATACAAGTAAAAAACCTTATACACAAGATAGAGATGAATTAGTCTTTGTTGGAATAGATTATCCATTTCATAAATCAAATGGTGTTGAGGGTTGGTTTAAATCTACAGAGACAACCATAGAGGCTGTTAAGAACAATATTAAATTATTATTATTAACAACAAGGGGTGAGAGATTAATGCAACCAACACTTGGGTTAAATTTAAGAAGGTTTTTATTTGAACAATTTACAGATGAATCAAGAATAACTATTGAAAACGAAATAGTAGATACATTTAGAACATTTTTACCATTTGTAGAAATAAAAGATTTGGTTATAGGAATGGATGAAACAGATGCTATTGGAAAAAATAAATTAACCATATCTGTTTTATTTAATATAACGAGAGACCCAAACACACTTGAGTCCGTTGATGTAACCATAGGAGAATAATTAAATGCCATATAGTGATAAAGATTATAAAGTTAGTAATGTTAATTATTTAAATAAAGATTTTTCAGCTTTTAAAAATACTTTAATTGAATATGCTAAAACATATTTTCCAAATACATATCGTGATTTTAATGAAACATCTCCTGGAATGATGTTAATTGAAATGTCTGCTTATGTTGGAGATGTATTATCATTTTATATCGACCAACAATAT